GCTTCAAACTGTTTACTAGTCAAACCTTCAACAAATGTACGAAATTCTTTGGGTGTTGTAGTAGTTTTATCAAATACTTCTTCACCTTGAAAAATTTGATCGATATTATCTGAAATAAAGTTAAAAACCTCTTCAGTTTTAATATCTTTACTCAAAAATTGTGATTCTATAAATCTATCCATACTAGGATACTTCATCACAATACCTGTTTTATCATCTAACATAATCTTGTTAGAATGATCTTTAGACTTCTCAACTTCTATTTTTGATATATCTATAGATGCTGTAGTAGTTGTTTGATTATCATCAGTGCATGTAACTGTCAATTCAATCACTTCACCAACAGATGCTGCACGTATCCTCAAAAAGATGTATTCTAAATCAAATGATGGTAGACTATCTACTTTTATTCTAGATGTAATGCAATTCTTTAAAAGTGTCTTTACAGCAGAAACTATTTCCTTCTCTTCTTCTGATTCCATTGCAAGTAAAAGCAATTTCTCTTCTTTTACAAGAAAAGGTCTATACTTAACAGTTTTGCCAGTTGAAGGTAAAATCAGTTCATAGGTGGGTACACCTAATTTTGGTAATGCCATTAAAAATTAATTCAATTCGTATATTTATTTAGCTCGACTTTTTGAGGCAAAAATGGTCGGAGATTTTTTTGCTGAATTAATGGAATCAAAAAGTCAAATTTGCTCTATGAGGCAGCAATCGCTGCACCACCTCCAAGAACAGTTTGATCTTGGAACACCACACTATGCTTCGCATAATAAAAATTAGCAGAAACTCTAGTCAATTGTGATGTGCCATAAGATAGAGGCACTGAATCAATTGAATATGGATAACATTCTTCCATAATGTATGAAATTCCTGCTCTCTGGTTAGGTGCTAATGGTCCTTGATCTGTCTTTGTAATTCTTACTTTAGGACAAGCATATTTATTAGGATATTTTAATCTAATTGCTCTATTATAATCTCTAGGTTTTTCAGATCTAATACCATTCAATGTTCCTTTTGTTGATGTACGAGGTCTATTGTTACTGTTGCCATCAAATATAAAGTTATGCCATGCTGTTACAAACTTCAATGGTGACATATTTACATCACACATCCACGATAAAGAAAAATCTGTAAAGAATCTAGCATAAGGATAATTTACCTGATTCTCTCCAAGATATCTTCCTTGTAATTGTCCTGTTGCTGCTTGAACATTGGGTAGTTGTGCTTCATCACATAATATCTTAATCAATCCACCAGCATTACATGGATCAGTTGAAAAGAGATCTCCTAATCCATATCGATCAAGATATGTCTTCAATGGTGCAGGTACCTCAAACTGTACATCATATCCATTTGACATGGACATATTGCCACCTTGAGCAATTGCTTGTATAAATGTATTAATCGACACGCTAAATAAAAACGGAAGGTTTAATAATAATTATGTCATACTCTGGAACTTACAAACCAAACAATCCACGTAAGTATAAAGGTAATCCCACCAACATTATTTATAGGTCATTATGGGAAAGAAAATTTATGCATTTCTGTGACCATACAAGTACTATAGTTGAGTGGGGTAGTGAGGAAGTAGTAATACCTTACAAATCCCCTATTGATGGGAGATCTCACCGTTATTACCCTGACTTCTACATCAAAGTAAGAACTAAATCTGCTGGTATGAAGAAGTATATTATAGAAGTAAAACCAAAGAAACAAGTAAAAGGACCAGTCGAAAAACCAAAACGAAAGACTACTGCATGGAGAAGAGATGTATTAACATTCATGAAAAATCGTGCCAAGTGGGACGCTGCAGAAGACTACTGTAAAGACAGACAGATGAAATTTTTAATTCTTACTGAAGATCACCTAGCAATCAAGAAGTATGCCAAGCACCGCAGGTAAAGGGTTTGGAGTTGACACTTCATCCTACCAAACAATATTTGAAAAGGTAAAAGACCAAGCTGCTGGTGAACAGAGGAGTTTGAGTTGGTATAAAAATACTATCCACAAACTATCAGGTGAATATACAACTGATAATTTAGTTGTTGCTGAAAAAAGAGACTCGTATGATGATGAAGATGAACAAGATGGTAACGTATTAAGAACTACAGTAAGACAAGGACACCTATACTTCTTTGAATACAAAGCAAAGAGTAGATGGTTACCTTACTATGATAAATTTCCTCTTGCATATGTATTCAAAAGAGATAGAGATGGATTCTATGCAGCAAACTTTCATTACTTACAGTACAGGACTAGACTTAAGGCAATGAAAAAATTACAACGAGGTATGATTGACATACCTCGGAATATCATACATAAATACTTGAATAGTCATGTAGAAAGTCTTTTCCTAGATCTACATTCAGAAGAATGGGATACATCTATACTTTTACCTGTGGAAGATTTTATTATGACTAGTAGAAATAATAGAACACAATTCCCATACGATAGAGAATTAGTATGGGGAGAGATAGAAGAAAAAGAAAATGATAGAGTGAAAGCAAAAGCAATCGTGAAGGATTACTAATATGTCAATGTCCCACGCTGAATGGAGACAAATCCAAAAAACACTTAACGATAATGTAACTTTAGATGGTGATTCTGTTTGGGAAAGAGCCAACGAAGACTACATGAAGAAACACTGGAAAGAAGTGTTAATAATACGCAGCCAAATGGATGGTTTCGTACCAGAAGTAGCTGCTAAAGATGAATCTGGACTGTTTGCTGTTAAAGAAGAAAATAAGACAGTAACGTTACAATTTGCAAGACCTAGAGCAGGTACAACTGTTAGTAGTGAAGCATCAACAGTTAGATATCCTTCATCTCATCCTATAACAACAGACACTGACTATGTTTCGATAGATTTCTACAATTATCATCCACCATTTGGTAATATACCTAACACTAGTACAGATGTAGAGAGTGCAGGTAAAGAGGGTAATAACACTAGTCAAATATATGAAAACTATCATCATAGTATAGGTGATAATGCACTTAAGGAGAAAGCAAAAGGATATAGATCTATACTACTATTCATGCCAGAGGATGTTCAGGCACAGTTTGGTGCTAACTGGGGTGGTCAAGGTATCGGTGTAGGACAGGCAGGTGTTGCCCAAATGATAGGTACCAAAACAAAATTGAAAAATATTGGTGACATGTGGGGTGGAACATGGGAAACAACTAAAGGTGGTTTGAAAATCGGTGGGTATCAGATAGCAAAAGATCTCATGAATGCGTCTATGGGTGGACAGATGACAACCGACCAACTAATGGGTGGTGTGTCAGGACAAATCATAAACCCTAACGTAGAATTAATGTATGCAGCACCTGAATTGAGAGGAATGAGTATGAACTTTAAGATGATGGCAAGAAGTCCTCAAGAAGGTAGAGATATTTTTACTATTTGTCAAACATTAAAGAAAGCAATGTTACCTTCATGGGGTGGAGATGTAAAAGGTATGGGTCGTAGTGGTGCATTATTAACCATACCAAAAATTGTAAGTGTTAAATTTATGTCAGGTAATAAATTGAATCCATATGTTACTCAATATAAACCATGTGCTATCACTAATGTAAACATTAACTACACACCAGATGGTAGTTATGCAACCTACGAAGATGGTTCTCCTGTAGCAACGTTGCTTCAAGTACAATTTAAAGAACTCAAACTGGTATTCGAAGACGAAATACCATTGTCAGACGTACCCATAGCATCATACTGATATGTTTTTCTCACTAATACCAAACATCGAGTATGATGTTAAACCAATCAAGTTTCCTTACACGAAATCTGATTATGTAACTGCAAAGAATTTCTTCAGAAGATTTGAAATCAATGAGGATATATTCTCATACACTGCAACCTTTAATAAGTATGCAGTGATAGAAGGAGAAACTCCTGAACAGGTGGCACAGAAAGCATACGGTAATGGATTCCTTGACTGGGTGATACTGATGACTAACAATGTTATCAATCCTTTATTTGATTGGCCAAGGACAGACAATGCTGTAAGAAGGTATTGTGAAAAGACTTACATAGATCCTTACAGTGAGATACTATACTATAAAACCCGTGAGATCAAGAGTGGTACTTCAATGTCCACTGATCTCACGGGTAAAACTATAAAAATAAATGCTCTTGATGCTGGTCTTAAAGTAGATGAGAAGTTCTACAACACACCGTTCTCATTTTTTGATGGCACCCAAGTAATTACTATGGCAGGTTCAGACGTATGTGATCCTGTTAATGCATATCAACATGAGATAGAAGAAAATGAAAAGAGAAGAGAAATATATTTACTGAAAGGGGATTACCTAAACAATTTTATAAGAGAGTTTAGAGAAAAAAATAGATATGAATCATCAACTGATTACATATCTCAAAAATCTAAAAAGACAGGAGTATAATTACTCCTGCTTTTCTTCATGACTTTGCAGTGCTTCTAGTATCCTAGACATGTCAAGTGTTGTTAGTTCTCCGTCATCTGTCCACTTTAAAGTAGAGGTGGAGTTGGTTTGTCTGTCGTTGTGAGTGAAGTAATCTCCTGACATTGTTTTGTGTTGGGTTCCTCATAATAATTTATCATAGTTTTCACACAAAACAGGGTTTTCTTTATAGTATCTTTCGGTTTGCTTTACCTAAAGATATTATGTTCATCATACTTTCTACAGATATCTATGTTAAAAGATAAAGATATTCTTTCATCATGTGTCATATTAGGATCAGTACGATGTTGTATCATAGATGGCCATAATGCTAACAATCCTTGTTCCAAAGGTAATTCTGGTTCACTTGCAGTTAGACCCTCAAAGATATAACTTGTCCTTTGAGGATCAGTAAAATATAAATTACCATCGTTACCGTTTGTCTGTATATAATACACTCCAGATAAATCATTGGCAGCATGATCATGAAGATGTGCATACTTACGATGCTTTGTCTTTGTAAACCAAGATTGAGTGATCACATATTTTCTAAACTCTGGGCATCCAATGTCATCCATAAAAGACATTAGATTATCATGCAGAAAATCTAAAAATTTAGGACAATCCTCAAGAACATTACGACCAAAAGGATTTTCACTTAATTCATGAGTATCCTCTGTCCAATTTGCAATCTGTTCGAATTTAGTTTTGTTGCAACATGATAGAAGTTCTTCTTGTATCTCGTCATATACCTCTCCATATGCTTTATTCATATAGAGAGGTATAGGAAACCATCCCTGTGTTGTCATAGTATTACTAGTAAAAAAAAAGACCTCCCTTATGGGAGGTCTATAGAATTATTCTTCTGCTAACTTTTGAAAGTAAGAGAGAGCATCGTCTTCCTCTGGTGTTGACGTTGGAGTCGATGGGACTCTATCAACAACAGGTACTGGTTCAAACTCTTCGTTTGCCTGTTCCTGACGTACAGCAGGTGCTGTATTAAGTACGGCATTCAAACGTGTCTGAAGTGCTTCGTATGTTTTGAACTGATCTGGTGCTGTGAATGCTTCTAAACTATGAGCAGTCTTCCAGATATTTTCCATCTCTTCATCATCAGATGATAGAGCAGCAGGTGCTGCAAATTCAGAACTATCATAGTTCCAGAAACCAGCA